TAGGGACGCTATCAACAGCGTACAAAGACTGATCTGGGTAAACCTCATTGTGAGAGTTCGCAGACGCGGCGACTTGCCACCCTGAGAGATAAATTGCTTTGAGTCCTGCCTTGACGTGTTGGACTGCTTGCTGGCCATTATATGCTCCAAAAGTGTTAATGTATTCATTTTCTTCAAACAGTTGACGCAACTTCTTCGCACCCATCTTCGCGAGGGTGTGGTCAATCTGTACGGTGCCTTGAAGACGGCGGACGTCTTCGGGTGAGTAGTTTCTTTTCTTCATAACAAATCCTGTAATAATATGGTATCCCGTAGGGGGTTCGAACCCCTGTTGCCGCCGTGAAAGGGCGGAGTCCTAGACCACTAGACGAACGGGACTTTCAACTAGCATTATATAGTGTCGTATTACCCTCTGATCTGTTCAACGAGTATTACGACTTTACCCTTTTCCCCTTCAACAAAAATAGCAATGTCCGATGCTTCAACGTGAACACTGTCTAGGAAGTGCCCAGCAACTTCTGAAATAGATCTTTCAATCGCTACCTCTGGACATTTGTATACTCCGATGATTGTTCCCATCGGATCCATTGCAATGTATACATTACCAAGATCAACGGCACCATCACGAAAATATGTCGACGGATAAGTCAATCCTTCCATTGTCCTTTTACCTCTTAACTACGGTTGTTATTATATCATAAATTGAAGTAGTACACAACAGTAAAAAACTCTTTTCTTCTAAATCTCAAGACAAAATCTGTACGATCCTCTATCGGAACGACAACCTTTCTTGTTTTAAGAATAGATCGTTTTTCTTTGTACGACTCTTTAAACATCTCCCTTACGATTCTTTGCTCATCTGTCTCCGTTACAGCAAAATCTTCTGGAGCAGTAGTATTTAGCGAATATAAGAGTGCTAACTCACCTATCATTTCAAAACTCTTCTTTGTAAAAGATGTGATCGCCTATGCGACCGATCAATATCATTTTCTTGTGGAAACTCCACTTAGGTTCAACATAGTTGGCGTGATAGTGTGTTGCGCCTTCTGTAATCCCTCTAAACTTACGAAACGATCTAATATCACGAGCAACTTCTTTTGCACGTAACCATGCGTATTGTTCTACTGGTGCGTCTGAATGACCGTCACAGTACCAACTGAATTGACACATGTTCTTCTTTGGGATGAAAAGACCTCGTTGTACGCCCCAATCACTTAACACAGCTTGCTTTACAACGCCGCAGATTGTGCTAGGATATCTTTTATCGCCTACTCTATTCAATACAACATCAGCGACCGCAAACTGCCCAGCGAGACTCTCACTACGCGCCTCGTGATAGACATTCAGTGCGAGACACTCAAGTTCGTCTGTAGCATTGATTCGGATAGCGTCAGCGTACGCCGAAGAAGAGAGAAAGAAGACTACAAATAAAAGTAATCTAAACATAGAAACCTCTATGTTGTTCTTTCCATGTACCTCTCTAGTTTCCTTAGTTTCTTAGCACGTGCAGGTCTCGGGTTAGTACCGTACTTGTTTCTCAGATTGACGTACTCTGCAACTAAACGAGCTTGATAAGGATATTTCATTACAACTCTCCGTTTTCTATTTTAGCAAAATTTTCAAAAAGCAAATCAGCGTATTGTCTATTAGATATTTCACCAGGATGACCAAACTCTTTGATGTCATCATTCTCTAGACCGATAGTATAGAGATCTTTTATAATACCAGAAGACCCCATACCTACACGACTCGTTTTCTTAAGTGCACCTAGACTGTCCACCAACCATTGTCTATACTCAGGGACTTTACCTATCTCCATATCTGGGTGTACTCTAAACTCTTTTCTAGGGCCACCGTCTGTAAGTGTAGCCATAATGTTTGAGTAGTTTCTCTTGTGAAAACTTCCTTGTATCAGTTTTATACCTTTAGACTCACACAACATCTCTAGAGTTTTCATCTTAGTGAGTGTGTGCATAACGTCTGTGCGACTATCATAACATCTTTCATACCATTCGTCAAACATTTCACGAATCTTTTTTGTGTGAATACTATGTGTTCTAAGTGAGGAGAATTGAGTAACATCAAGGTGTCTCAAGATTTTATCTTTTCGGTCTGGGGGATGATATTCAACCCATTCTGCTCTTTGCCAAGCAGACCAAAGCACAACCATATGAGTGACGTTTGATTGTGGATTGTCGTGCAAGTAGTCTGTTACTCTACGAAATATCTGATCATTACCTGCACCACACATGCCAAGATTGACGTATGGCATTCCCATCTTTTCTGCGAGTATGTGCGTAAACGTATGTTCCCAATGAGTAGGTGGTTCATTGTCGAAACCCTCCAGTTCGTCTCCCCAGACGAAACTGCATCCTGCGGTCAATAACATTAGTGCTTCTCTTTGTAGTCTTTGATTGCAGCCTTTATCGCATCTTCTGCAAGAACACTGCAATGAATTTTTACTGGTGGTAGTGCGAGTTCAGAAGCAATGTCTGTGTTCTTGATCTCATTTGCCTCTTCAAGAGTTTTGCCCTTGACCCATTCAGTCAGTAGAGAACTAGAAGCAATAGCACTACCACAACCATAAGTTTTAAACTTCGCATCTTGGATAACTCCGATTTCGTCGACAAGTATCTGTAGTTGCATCACGTCACCACACGCGGGGGCGCCGACCATACCAGTTCCGACGTTGTCGTCTTCTTTGTCCATCTTACCCACATTGCGTGGATTCTCGTAGTGGTCTAAAACTTTGTCAGAGTACATTAGGGAGTCTCTATGTCTTCAATTAACATATCACGCAAAGCACGTGCTTGCGCATCTTCAGGATTATTTATGCTCCCGTTGTTGACAAACTTATATGCAAGTGTGATACGTTGACACTCTGTGTATGCAGCGTGCCAACAGTGCAGATCTTCTTCTTGTTCTGCACCAAAGTAGTAATGGCGACATTGCCAACCAGGGACATCGTCAATCTTAATGATTTTGTCATTCTGTTTATCGTAGTACTCAAAGAAACCTTCTCCAGTCTCTGACCAAGTGAACAAAATCTGATATGCATTGGCGTCGTAGTTAGTGTGCCAACCCACGAAACCACCAGGAGGATAGTATGAGAGTAATGCAGAAGTATGTGCGCCAAGTTCCGATGCGAAATCGTACTTGACCTTCTGCATGAAGTCTCCCCATGTCTCTTTATCTTCACGCACCATTTTTGCTATCGGTTGTGCGAAATACCGATCAGGCGGGCCAACTAGTTTATCACGAGAGAGACAATCTAACAGATACTCACGTGAGGTATAGTAAGACCCCAAGTCAATATCTTTTCTCTCATGATAAGTCCAGTACTTTTCGTCGTTGTACGACGGCTTGGATAGCATCTCTTCGGAGAATCCGTTGAGTACTTCCAACATCTCTTTATTACGAATTACAACTTCAGTCATCGTTTCTGTCAGTCCTTCGAATAATCATAGAATATCTGTCACCAATTTGATGCTTAAAGGATACTTTGTCACCTTTTTTCAAATTAAAATGATCAAAGAGAGAGTCTGGTATTTCAAACGCATACTCTCCCTCTAGCACTGTCTCTACGACAGGGCAATCAAAAATAGGACTATTCTTCTTCGCTGAGTTCTTCATTAATCTTTTTCAAATCTTCTTCGGTGCATAGGCCGTGGTTTAATACCCAAATAAGTGTTGCTTCAACACCTCTTTGTTTACCAAGAACATTACCTACTGTATAAAAAGCATATAATAGTACCACTGCAATCGCAGTGTGCAAGTATGGATCCATGTTACTCTCCCTATAGAGTAAAGTCTGCGAAACGCTCTGTATTGATTCGCTGACCAGTGTTGGAGTTATCAAATGCTGGTCCATTATCTACTTCTTTATTTAGTGGGGAATCATTTTGATCCACGTCATATAAACGCATTTTGCTACGATCAATGCCTACGACAAATCTTTGATATGTAGCCAAATCGTTATATCTGTTCTTCAATTGTTTTACTAAGATCTGATTGTTCGCTTTGAGTTCGTCGTTGGAGATAAGTGCGAACATGAAGTCGGCAGTTGCGGGTAGTCCAAAAGACTCGGACGTATCTTCCAACCCCACGTCATCATTAGTGTAACCAGAACGAGTCGTCTGTGTTGCAGACACGATCGGCACGTCAAATTCCACGGCAAGACCACGTAACTCTTCAGCAATAGACTTGATATACGAATACGAGTTAATAGCACCACCCATCCCCTTCATACGTGCACTTGCACAGATATTCAAATAATCAATGAAGATCATATCTGGTACAAATTGCTTTTTCAGTTTTAGTTCGTTCAGTAAGGCACGGAAGTGATTCGCGTGTGCACTGCCCGTCGGGTACTCTTTGATGATCAGTTTACCTGTCGTTTTCTGTGCAACAGACTCTACACGAGACGTGAACATATCTTTACTGAGATGTTCTAGTTGGTCCATTGGAACGTTCAACAGATTCGCGTCTATTCGCTCTGCAATGCGTTCTTCTGACATCTCCATAGTGATGTACAGTACGTTTTTACCTTGCGACAGAGACGATCCAGCGCAGTGACACATGAAGAGAGATTTACCGACACCAGTACCTGCAAGTGCGATGTTGAGTGTTTTGTTTGGCAGACCACCCTTAGTGATGCGATTAAAATAATCTAAGTCAAACTCAATACGTTCTTCATCTAAGTGATAGAAGTCCCATCGGTCGTCAATGTTCTCTAGATAATCGTGACCGATGTTAGTGTCAAAAGAGACACCAAGTGCTTTCGCAAGTATGTCTGGTATTGCATTCTTTGATAACTTCTGGTGCTTGCCATCAAGAATACTGATAGACTCCATAACAGCATTGAATACTGCTCGGTCTTGACACCACTTTTCTGTGCGATCTACTAACCAGTCAGAGTCTTCAGGAGTGTAAGTAAAGATGTCTGGCAGTATCTCCATCGCGTGACGATACTGTTCGTCTGACAATCTGTCTTCAGAATCAATTTCAATCTTGAATGCTTCAAGGGTAGGTAGTTTGTTAAACTTGGCAATATAAGAAGTGAACTCTTTAAAGAGTCCATTATATGTGCCTTCAAAATAGTCTGGAGAGAGAAAGGCCGCAACCTTTCTCATGTAAGAATCGTTAGTCAGTAGATTCCGTAGAATCGTCTGCTGTAGATTGATTTCCGTCATTTTGTTCCTGTGTATTTAAAGAGTGGTTTTGTATGGCACCTTCTAGAATGTCTTGCAGAACATCAGCCGCAAACTTTTGCATCTCTATGTTCTCAAGTGTGTTCTCAGGTTTCTCATTCTCAATGATGTCAAAGTTGAACCTGAGCAGACCCTCTTTACCGTCAAGCTGGACGTTATTGTATCTAATCGTCACATCTTCGTAAGGAGTTCTTAGAAAACTGACATTCCAGAATTCATTGCCTTCGGTATCATACGCGGAAATTAACTCGTAGTCAAGATGTTCTGAAGGTTTGTCTAGATTTAATTCACTCATGCTTCCTCCATTTCTGTTATAAGTTCTGCATTGACTTCACTAGAGTAACCGATCTTATAGGTCTTCTCCAAGAAGTCTGCAAAGTTAGTTGTTTCAAATACAGGTTCCCAGAACTCTGCACTCAATGTGTCTTTTGTTCGTACTTTAGTCCCAACGAGTTCGCCTGTAGTTGTGTCAACTTTTTGATACCAACCGTTAGAAGGCTTAGCAACGTAACCACCAGCAAGAGCGACATCAAGTAGACCGGAATACTTCTGAACACCACCTTCCCAAGACACACCAATCGGGATCTTAGACTTCTCTTTGACATAACGGGATTTCTCTACGTTGATGACGAAGTTGTATCCAACAACCTCAGTGCCCTGCTTCTCTTGTTGACGACCAAGAATCCAAATGTTATCCGCAGAGTAGTAAATACCTGTACCGCCACCGACGATATCTTTTGGAAACAAACCGATCTCTTTATACGTGTGGTTGATCGCAAGCAGTGGAATGTTCTTCATTGTCAGATAAGGAGTTGACATTCGGAACAGACCCTTCAGTGCCTTAGCACGAGACATGTCTGCGACACCCTTCTCGTTCAGTGCGTCTTCAAGTTCTTTCTTAGACGCGAGGTTGCCTATAGAGTCAATAACGATGATTACGTCATCATCGCGATCAAGTTGTTCAAGTTGATTGATCAAATCAAATTTCAATTCTTCAACATTTGCGATCGGAGTATGCAACACGCGATCTGTGTCAATACCAAACTGCTCAAAGTATGACTGGGGCGAACCAAACTCTGAGTCATAGAACAACATGACTGACTCTGGTTTCGCGTTGAGATATGCACCCGCCATGAGTAGGGCGAATGATGTCTTAAAGTGTTTAGATGGTCCGGCAAGGACAGTAAGTCCAGGGGTGACACCACCATTGACAGATCCAGACAATGCGACGTTCACCATCGGAACGTCAGTTGGAACCATGTCTTTCTCTGTGAAGAACTTACTAGTGGAGAGTGTCGCCGTCTCCTTTATCTTCGAGTTCTTCTTCAGTTTGTCCATTATTGACATTCTTCTTGCCTCCAAAATCTACGAATGTAATATTGTTTACTTTTTCACGCTCATCAAGTTCGTATTGTACACGATAATCACTATTGATGTCAAGTACTCTTTCTAAAAGATCAAAAGAGTGTTCGTTGCCATTTTGATCTTCAAACGTAGAGAACCTCAAGAACGCCTTAGTATCTTTTGGAAGACATGCGCCGCCAAAACCACGCTTACCATCAAACCCAGGGACTCGTGTGTGCCCCATACCAACACGATCGTCTTTACCTGCAGCGCGAACTACCGTGTTATAATTACAACCATACATGTTGATAAGATCATACAACTGGTTAAAGAATGTGATCTTAGTAGACAAGAATGAGTTGATCGTGTATTTCACAAATGACGCTTCATATGCAGACATTCGGTGATAATCATTAGACTCACATGCACCGAAGATCTCATAGATGTCAATCGTTTCCATAACAGACGCTGGAGTGCCACCGATCACATGAAACTTTGCAGATACGAAATCTGCCTTTGCGTTCTTTTCTGTCAAGAACTCAGGGTTGTATGCAAAACGATCCGCTTGATCTTTAGTGATCTGTTGATAGATTCGGTCAATCGCATCAGGAGTGATTGTAGACTTAACAATCACAAGTGCGTCTGTCTCTTTCAAACATCTCAATGCACTATCTTCAACAATAGAAGAGTTGACAGATCCATCATCATTTGACGGAGTCGGCGCACAGATGAAAAAACAAGTAGGAGTTTCTTCTAGACTGGCTGAAGACAGATCGTCTAGACTTGTGTTGTATTTTGGATCGTACAGTGAGAAATCAACCATAGGATGCGTGAACGCATACTCTACTGCTTGACCTACAAAACCGTGACCCACGATGCCAATACGGAATCGTGCTGGTTCGCCATTTGGCATTGTTCTAGACATATTAGTCTACCTCGTTATATTCTTTATACCATTCATAAAACTTCTCAACACCCTCTGCGATACTCACTTTGGGACTGTAACCAAGAGCGCCTAGTTTAGACGTATCTGACCAAGTCTCTTTTGTGTCAGCAGGATGCTTAGGAGCTAAATTCTTAATTGCTTTTTTACCAGTGTTCTTTTCAATCTCACCGATAAAGTCCATGAGTTCAACTTGCTCGCCACGACCAATGTTGAAGATTTCACCAGACTCAATTTCTGTGTTGTCTAGAACGATTTCAATACCGTCTAGAATGTCATCCACGTAAGTAAAGTCACGCTTCATGTCACCATAATTATACACGGTTATCTCGTTTTCGTCAAGTATATTTTTAGTGAAATCAAACAGTGCCATATCAGGACGACCCCACGGTCCGTAGACTGTGAAGAATCGTAAACCGACGGTGTTCAGACCAGACGACTGCATCTGACATTCGTTTGCCCACTTAGTATAACCGTATGCGTTCAACTGCTTACCATGTTCGCGACCCTCTACCCATGGCACTGGTGCGCCAGCATAGATGCATGACGTTGACGCATAAACGATTCGTGTTTCTGGAAGATGCTCTTTACAGATATCAATGAGATTCTGTGTCGCGTCAATGTTGTTTGCGTGATAACTCTTTTCTTTGCCAAGAGAGTCTCGCACACCTGCCATTGCAGCTAGGTGCACAATCGTGTCTGGTTGAAAGTCACGTAAAAGTGCTTCTAACTTAATTGAGTCTTGTAGGTCACATCCCCAAATATCTAGACCGAAGTGTACCATACGATCTCGTTTCAACTCTGGAGTGTATAAGTGACTGTTAAAATTGTCAATACCCTTGACAGTCAGTCCACGATCCATCAGGCGTTTTGACAACTGAGACCCAATGAATCCAGCGGCACCTGTAACTAAAACTCTTTCCATTTTATCCATTCCTGTAAATATATTCTAGTGCTCTGTCTGCTTCTACATGAAGCGGACGGTTCTCATACCAATTACCAGTGTCACGATCAAACTCACGACACAGTTCCTCTATCTGTCTTGACGTGATAGGGTACCCCTTAGAGTATGCATTACCTGCAACGGCAACTGCGATACGATACATCTTAGCATACCAACCACTTCCGCTAATCATCTGATACTCAGCCGCAAGTTTCTTTGGCCAAAACGGACAATCGCGATAAGACGACCACTTATAGTCCAGGTTATTTAGGCTACTTTTGCGATGCTGTATTACAGCTTGTTGCAATTCAAGTGGCAGTTTATCTAAAAAATCATTACCAGTCTTTTCATGGTACGGATGTTTCGCAATCAACTCAGAAACATTCATTGCACTGCCACCAGAGTTAACCATGAAGAACGAGTATGCTTTCGGATACTGTGCAGGCACATAGTACATACGTGCAAGGTCTTTCGTCTGTGGGTCACCAAGATCACCGAGTTCTGTGTTGAGTGCATGCCAGAACGCTTTGATACGACTATTCTCAACATTCTCATCAAGACGAAATATGATACGGAATTTTAAATTCTCTTCTGTACTGCTCGCTGTGTTGTAGACGACATAGTCATATTGACCATACTTACGATGCAACCACTCTCTTAGTAACTCACTATTAGTAACACCGTGAATAGGATCATCCACGTCAACACAACACCAAGAACTCCAATATAAAACAGATCTATTACTACGCGTCGTACCCACGTCGAACACAGCAGGAGTAAGAAGAGGAGAACTATTGGGTCCACCTTTCTCTCCTGGTTTAGTGTAAGAATCACGAAGACATACCACAAAGTCCATCCACGACATGAACGTGGTTCTGCGGTGTGTCTTGTTATCAAACTGATTTTTGAATATGGTTAATTCATACATGCGACATATTATACCACATCATGTGGCGTTTGTCAAACCGATTGATTGATCCATACACTAAGTGTATTATATCGTACACTAAGTGTATCGTTAAACAAAAAATTCTTCAAGAGTCTGTTTTGGTATTGCTTCAGGCGTCTCGTAGTTCCAGATAAGCAACTCTTTCTTTAGATGCTCGTTCTCACGATAAGATGCACTTGACACCATTGTGTATACCAGATCCCAGATCTTTTGATTCCAGTTCTTGTATGCTTCTTGCAGTGTGTCGTTTGAGTTGTAGGTGATCATGACCATATTACCAGACGCGTCAGTACACTCAAAGAACTCTTTGTGGTCAAATGTGTTGTGCATGTCACCACCCTTACCATAGATGAAAGTGGCAATATCATAAGGCGGATCACAGAACACAAACACGTCAGGGTCGTCACAGAACATTGTGGAGTAATCTTCATTAGTGATCGTCCAGTTCTGCATGAGTTTAGAGTACTTGGGGAGTTTGCCGATCAGTCTGTGATGAAAATGATCAAAGCAAGAACCCTTAGAGAATGATGCAGACAACTCTGTGAGACCAGAGAAAGAACACCGATTGAGAATATAGAATGCCCATGCAGTCTCAAACTCATTCTTAGGGTTTGCAAGCACGTCCGTCACAACATGATAATAGTCATAGTGTGCTTGTTTAGGGTCAGACGCACTGAGCAGTTCGTCTTTGATATCATGAAGTTTCTGAGTAAGTGCATCGCCTTCTTTCTGTAGAGTCAGCCAGAAGCAATACAGATTATAGTACTTGTCGTTGACTCGCACAGGAATATCAGGAAACTTTTTAGTGAAAGCAAATGCGCAAGATCCACCACCGAGAAACGGCTCGCGATACTCTTTAATGTTTTTGACAGGTAGATTCTCACGTGAGAATAGAAAGTCAACTGCTCGCGACTTGCCACCAGGATATCTTAAAGGTGTTTTTAGATCTTTCATACGTGTATTATACTATAACAGAGTCCGTGTGTCAACCGAAGAAGTCTTCAAGTGTCGCTTTCGGTTCGGACTCCCATCCGACAGCGTCAAGAATGGGCTCAAGAGGATCTAAAAACGTTTTGTCAAACATCACACTATAATCCACAAACTTGTGCAGATTGAGTTCTGGTGGCAGATTGAGTGGATAACTCACGACGTTCTGACCTAGACTGTTGGGGACCTTGAGATAACAGAACTTGATTTTCTCGCCAGTCTTCACAGACTCATATCGCGATTCAAGACCGTTTTCTTTTATCGCATTATTATAACACAGTGCGCCGCGCACATGAATAGGACATGCTTTCTTAAAGACTGTCTTACGATCTTGCCACTTGTTCAGGTCTGACACACCGCGAGGGAACGACACATCTTCTGGAGGTAGATTACTGAACTCCGTACGAAAGTCACGAATAAACGCTTGAGTGTCAGACTCGGTGCCTTCGATGATCACGCGGAAGATCTCTTTGAACTTGTCGCGGACGACTTGCGGAGTAGACGACTTGATCGCTTCAATACCCATCATCTTCAGTTTGGCTTCAGAGTATTGCACCCCTTCGTTATTCCAAACGTTGAGAATATATCTCTTCTTCGCCATCCAAATGCCACGGTCCGCGATGACCTCACGTCCCATCTCCATGCGGTTGATATAGGCACCAGTGATCTCTGCCATCTCTGCATATGATTTGGCGAGCGATTTCTCAAAGTGGTCGGCGCAGATCTTATCTAAGAACTTGACAGGATTGTTGGGATTAAAACGGTTGACAAGATCACCCATTCGGATATAAACGGAATCTGTGTCAATTGCCACAACGTAATCTTCATCTGTTTTGAGAATGTTTTGCATCTCATTGTTTACTGCCCTCTCTGCCCATTTAATGGCCAACTGACCAGCCATGGTGATAGACTCGGCGACTCGCTGATCAAAGTATCGGAACCACTTATTGCCCAGAGCGCCATAGAGTGAGTTCATCAGAATCTTAATCGCCATCTGTTGATTATTTAGTGATGTGATCTTGTACTGCAAAGACTTGCTTGGGTTCTTCTGATACTCACGATCAAGTTCTAGCATCTTGTCTTTGATGATCCGACGTTCCGCATAGTACTGTTCAATGATCTGCGGAATCACACCCTTACGATCGTGCGAGAACCTGACACCCGTGGGTGCGAGCGAGTACTCAGAGTCATTTACTGTTGTGCCGTCTAAGAAACTTTCAACAGAGACATCAGGGACAATGCCGTCAACCACAGTCTCGGGTGACATATTGTACTGCACAATGATGTTCGGATAGAGAGAGTTCAGGTCAAACGAGGTCACCCAGTCATGCGCACCGACTTGAGGTTCTTTGACATACCCGCCAGGATATGGAGTCTTGGGTTTCTCTGTCTTGGGCGGGATCACGATCTTCTGCTTGTTCAACATACGATAGATAATTGAATCCCAGATCGCAGTCGTGCCGAGAGTGTCTGTGTAGTTCACACCGCCACGATACGCCATAGTCAGTACCAGAGAGATTAGGTCTAGCTTCTCATCTATCTTGTGCACCAACTCAACGTCTTTCACGTTGTAATCTATGAACTTCTGATAGTCTTCTCGGTACAGTGTGTGCAGATTACCATGCTCTTCGTACGAGAGTTTTCGCTCACCGAGGACGACATGTGCGATGTGGTCAAGGCGATACGACTCTTGCTGTCCGAGCGTATTGAGTGTGAACTTCTTGAAGATTTCAATGTAGTCAAGATGGTCAATACCTTCAATGACATACTCTTGGTTCTCGCGACCGTTGATCTTCTGAATTCTCTCGCGCACGAGACCCCATGGTGACAGACGTTTTACTAACGTGTCGTCACCGAAGAGATTGTAACATCGGTTGACGATGTACGGGATATCAAAGAATCGTGTGTTCCATCCAGTGATAATATCAGGCGAGTAAGTGATCCAGTGATCTACGAACTTGCGAATGAGATCCATCTCATTGTCGCAACGGATAAAGAGAACATCTTCACGAGATGGTGTGTAGTCATTGAGACCCCACACCCAGTAGTTGCCGTCGTTCTTGCGAAGAGCGATAGAGATAATAGGATGCTTTGCAGATCTCGGTTCTGGAAATCCGTCATCAGACGCCACCTCGATATCAATGTTCAAAACGCGGACTTGTTCACGTTCAAATTTGATTTCATCTGGCCAGTAAGCTGAGATGAACTGAGCGACATAGTTGTTCTGACCGAACACTTTAAAGTTAGAGACATCGCGATACCGTTGAGTAAACTCAGTCGCTTCTTTCATTGTCTCAAACTCCATCTCCATGACAGAGTTACCATCAAGTGTTCGCCAATCAGATTTTGATTCGCCGGTCACATAGAGTTTTGGTTTAAAGGGAACGCGAGTCTTGATCTGTTGACCATTGTCGTACCCGCGATACAGGATATTGTTGCCGATGTGGCGAACATTCGTATAGAATTTAGTCATGTAGGGGATTATATACCAATTTGGTGTATAGTGTCAAGCGAAAAACTCATCTAAATTATTTGAGTTGAGGTCTTCATTTCTGCCTTTTGGCATATGAGTATATCTTCTCCAGATCTTGGATGGTTGCACTTTGACTCTGCCGTACTGTTCTGTAATCTTGAACGCGCCGGGCCAGTACTTCTGTAGACCCTTTGATCTGACCATACGCCATTCGTCTGAGTTATCATTGCCGCCGGAGTTCGTGCTGGTCGTCTCTTTGCCGATCAAGAAAGTATTCAGAAGAAGTGTGCAGTAAGACTGTTCAAGAACTTGCAGACTATAATCAGTATCTTCAACTACGTCTGGACGCCACTCAATGTCTAGTGTGTTATTAACAAGAACGCAACTGTATACCTGTTTGTTCACATCAACTGAGTTTGTCTTGGCAAATGCAAACCCCACATGACAGAAACCTAAGATGCCGATATTGTCATATCTTTTCATATACTCGCCAGCAGCAGACATTAAGTTGCGAGCGTTATCTCGCACATTCTTATTGTTCTTACGTACACGAAAGTCACGGATGTTGTCGTCTATCTGCCAATGATAGTCAAACCCGAGATCACGAGAGTGTGTTTTACAGAAGTTACGGACGTATTGAATGCCCATGTCGTTCTGATCCATACACAGAAGATTAGAAGAATCATACACAGAAAGATACTCATCATAATCTTGAGGTTCTACGACGACAAGATACTTTGAGATGCCAACATCCTCAAGTGCCTGAGACGTGATCTTTCTGGGGCGACTTTTTGAAGGTATGTAAATGGGGTGATCTACGCTCTGATATTTCTCAAGATTCTTTAGAAGATCACTTGCAAAAATTTCTAACGATTTATGAGTCATAGAGGTATTATATAATAAAAACCTTGACCTGTCAATCTATAACATGAAAAAAGGAATGTCTTGTCCAAGGTTCCTCAATGTGTTTGTCTTTGTATCCGTGGTGGTCTTGTGTCACACAAAGACGTTTTGAAATCAACTGAGTTGTTGGCGTTGGGATGCCTGACTTATATTGGTCTTTATAATTGAAGTATATTCCAATGTCGCGACCAACACCAATAGTATCACACTCGCCCCATGGATGTAAAGCAGTGTTTTTGATCCCATAGTAATCAATCTCAGGTAGCGCCAAATGACTAGTGGTATATGTTCTGAAAAGACGTTGTATTACACAGTAAGGTCCGCAGTTGATTGGGAATGCGTTGTTTACGAGCATGTGGTGACCCCAGTGTGCAAAACTAGGGTCCATGCAGTACATACCCATAAACAGGCCTATGTTTGCGTAGAGCGTGTTTTCTGCGTACTCAGTGAGCAGTTTGAACGCTTCGTAACGATGGTCTATCATCCACGTATCGTGTTCTAGTATCCAAAACTTTTCTTCAGACTGCCCTTGTTGACGCATGAGTTCCCAGTGAGAACACATTCCCGCTTTCTCTGTAGGCGAATGATCTTCTTTGTTCTTTCCAGATCTAGTGTCTAGAGTCATTAGACTTTTAGACCAGACGTACTTATCTACATGTTCTTGAAAGTTGTCTGACTCTGGCGTGATGGCGTCAAAGGTTTCAATAGAGTCAATGTAACCTTCGTCGATGGCGCGTTGAAAAGACTGACGGGAGAGTGCAGCGTACTCTTCAGACCGTTCGTCTCCTTTGATGACAATTTGTATTGCTTTCATTTCTCACCAATAAAAAAGGGGGATTGCGTCCCCCTTATTTAGTTTTACATTAATTGTTGAACACAGACGGCTACGACAAATACACTCGATAGCCCTGCGAACATCCAACCCATTTCCTCAATCTTTGAGTACTGTTGGTTGTTCTTCTTCTCCATTATTGCTCTCCTCGTTTAATAGTTGTGGGGTACTTTCAAATGTACGACCCGTATTAATTTCTATTTTACGAGGCTTCTGACTATCAGGGATTATTACTTCCAATGAGATGGCTAGTAATCCGTTCCTGAAATCAGCTCCCATTACTTCAACATACTCCGACAGACGGAACTTTCGTTCAAACTTCTTCGTCGAAATGCCTTTGTGAATATACTCTCTAGTGTCGTCTACAGACCCTCGAATGCTAAGTGTACGGTTCTTTACTTCAATCTCAAGTTCGTCTTCCGTGAATCCGGCGACTGCTAACTCGATTAGGTATTGATCCTCTCCCGTCTTTAGAATATTATGCGGGGGGAACGTATCACCCGAGTGTCGTGCGACTCTGTCTAATTCGTCGATCATAGTATCAAATCCGACGAATGCTGAACGTGGGAACAGTTGTTTTGCTGTTAATGTCATGTTGCTAACTCCTTATGTTTAAGCAAGTTTTAAAAAATAACCCCCACTCATGTGGCAGGTCACTACTATATATACAACTTATATGTATATAAAGTAAAATTAGATTCGTGAATATTCACTCATCTAAATCTTCGTCGTCATCGGTATACCCTACCATGACAACTTCATCTTTTTCAATCATCTCGATGATTTCTAAAGTAACCTTTCGATCCATCTCTAGATAAGCCAATCTAGATTCTATCATTTCTAAATGGCGACGATACATATCTAATTCTTTTTCTTTGTTCTCTTTTTGCTTGATGACTTCTGTTAGAGATACAATCTTCTTTTCTTCAGTCATATGGGCGACTCCTTAGTAGTACATAGACGGGTCTGGGTCTCCTTCAATACCAAACGAGAATGATACTCGTGAGATTTTAGGGAACACCTGATGATGAGTGCCCCTTGGCAAATAAACGTACATCCCTGGTTTAAAGTCAAACGGTTCTTCGTTATTGATGCCTTCTACTTTGAGACCGACAGTACTAATAACTTGTACTAAAAATACATCCATGGAGTCTTTATGCCATGGATAAGAACCGCTATCACGACCAAATCCGCTAAATGCAATATTTGTTATATTTCTTTTATCTGAGTGAAGAGAAAATACATCTTCTAACTCAGCGTAAATGTTTTTAGCAAACTCCGGAGAACTACCGCGAGTATGAAACTTGTTAAGACCTATACGCATCTTATCAGAGTTACGATCATATAATTCGTCTGGATGAGAGTCCATCATATTCATGAACTGAACCCAATTGTAAGTCTCTTCCATATTAAATGGGAGTTCACCTACGAAAGGAGTCTTAGTTCCAATGTTGTCCTCTCTACCATCAAAAATTCCATAATGTTCAGTAGCCATTAGTTATTCCCAATGTTATACTTTGGCTGCAAGTTCCAATTGGACTTGTCTTTGTATGAGATGATCTTGATCTGTCTCATTGGCGCACAGTCACGTGCGACATCTTTATTTACGATTGACACAAGACCCCAATCCTGTAATAGGGTTGCGATCGTGTTACGACGTTCCATGTCTGAAACTTCTAGATTTGATTTCTTGCCGTCCAACAAGAACAGCTCTTTAAAATGTACGATAAAGTATCTACCCTGCTTATGCAAGATATGACACGATTGGAATAGAGTGTTGTCGCGACGTGAAGCAACACCTATTCGTGTTAGGGTTTCTCTGACTTTTAAAAAGTCATCTGGTTCTGCCAACGTGATTTCTAACATCATGTCGGAGTTCCACTGGACTAGATTATTCTCTTCCACCTCTGGATACCTTTTCCTTAATTGTTTTTATTTGTGATTCCGTTAAGAGTCCAATAATTTGCTTCGCTTTTGATTCACTGTATCCAAAATATACCTTGATACACTCCAAGTCGGCTCGTTGTTCAGGTTTATCCCATTTAGAGAATCGCTTCTTCTTACGTACAATATTTATAAGAAAGTCGTGTTGCATTTTGTTGTCTATATGATGCAACCTGTTCATTTCATTAGACATAAAAACCGTGTCTGGAAAATATGACAGTGAGCGATTTACTAAAAATGAGTTATATTTAGATTCATTATCCGCATCTTTATCAATCAAATTGATCTTATTTGTGTTAATACTGTTCAAAAAATCGAATGGACTAAGTTCTGTCTTCAATTTTACACCACCCATTATCATAATCTTTACGATACAATGTCTTAATTCTTTGACGTTGACGGTCTGTTAGAATGCTATTGTATACTTTCAATTGAGATTTGTTATCGTGAATATTTAACGTTTCTTCGTCAAATCCCAGATCTGCCGCATCGTTTAAAAATACCATAAGTCGCGACAGTTCGTCAATATACACTACCATATCATAGTCTTCGGGTTTACCCATATACCAAGACTGCGTATAGAAGTGGTTGTTCTTCAGTGTGCCTGCTTCAATCTTATCTAGAACTACATCAAGTTCTTCGTCCATTGAAGGCAGCTCATCAATTCTACCTTGTTTAATATACTCAGCTTGATTTGCGACGATATACTCACACGCAGAACGAAATCTTACAATAGGGTCGCGTCTTACTGCGATGCGATAACTACCTTTGCGAAACGGGATGTCAAACTGATCACCCTGTTCTCTTACCTTTCTGATTCGGTCAATACGACCAATGTACTCATCAACTCCACGATTCAATCTGTGCAACTCTTTTAACGAAGACATGCCGTTCTTAGGGCAGAGTCTTACATCAATATTGTTTGGAAAGTACAGTACGTTGTCTGCAGGAGACATCTCATAATATTTGGTGCTATTAATCACGCTTTAATCTCTACGTTTGCCATGACCTCAGTGAGGCAGGCGACCAAGTTAAGTTCGTGGTCAGCCACAAACGCATTTTTATATTGGTAGTCCGCAAGAATTAATACGAGTTGCGGAATACTGTTTGGGTTTACATGATCATACATCCGATCATAAAGACCACGAAACACTGACGCGGGTTCAACGTCAATATTATTGACAACCCACGATCTCATTTTCTTGAAGTTTTTATCACGAATTGCAGTGAACAATTGACTGTAAGGATCTAGAACAGACTCATCACTTGATGGAATCGTACTCAGAGTACCAGAGATGGATCCCCTCTGCAGTTCATTTAAAACACGTCGCCAGTCCGGAGCGTACTTCATGATGACTTGCGCCAACATGTCTTTATGGTACTCAACACCTTCATTCTGCAGAATATTCATCGCACGTGCCATAAACTCTGCAGAGAGAGACTGTAGACTTTTCTTATTCGTATTGAACGCGACCTTTGTGCACCGAGAGTGTAACGGTTCAATGATTCGGTTCTCAAAGTTACATGTCATAATGAAACGACAATTGTTTGAGAATTCTTCTATGAACCCACGCAGTGCCGGTTGCGTTGATTGTGGATTAAGATAGTCTGCTTCGTCTAGAATGACGACTTTGTACCCACCGGACAACGAAACTGAAGAGGCGAACTGCTTGATCTTTCCTCGTAGTGTATCAATGTTGCCTTCTTCAGATCCGTTGATTACGATGTAGTCTAGATCTAGTTCTTCACAGATTGCTCTCGCAACTGTGGTCTTACCAGTACCCGCAGTACCAGTAAACATCATGTTGGGGATCTCTCCACCATCTACGATGTTTTGAAAAGTAGTCTTTAGTTCTTTTTGTAGAATCGTCTCAGAGACTTTACGTGGACGATATTTTTCAACCCAAAGAAATTCATTGCTCATTCAAACCTCATAATATAATAGTAGTCAATACGGCATATTATACAACATAAACATCCATGTGTAAATAGACCGAGTCATAGTATTTATCTCATAAAAAGTCTGATTTCAATCGCTTTTTACGATAAACACAATCTGTGTTTGCTATGAATGATTGTCCGCATAGTAGTGATTGACTTTTGCATGATGCATTTCATCACGACGAACACACACGATCATATCAGAAAGCATTGCACCTTCATCAAGATCTATGTAATAGTCTATAGCAATTTGTGGAGCAGGAACGTTCTCAATCTCTCCTGACTCAATTAACGCCAAATAGTTAGTATAACTCTGTACCGCCTCTTCCTCAAAGTATCCAGTCATACGATGCGCCGTACGCGGGAAGAGTATGTACATGACAAGATAGTAGTGCCAGAAGATTAACTGGACAACTACTACAAGAATTCTCTCAAAAAGAGAAGGGTGCGTGATCTCCATAAAGAACATCAAGTGCTTTCGTTCATTCGTCGCTTCGTCTAACAACTCTTGGATCTTTGTGCCGTTACCCTTCTGCATTTTACGCAGACTGTACAAGTGAGTGAGCATACCACCCACCATACCAGGGACACCAGCAACAGTCTCTAAGATAAGAGCACGTTTGCCGTAGTTGTTTTTGAAAAATGTGTCTGCAAAGAACCTGAAGAAAGAGGTCATTGATTTTGCAAACCAGTTTGAGATTTTCGTAGTAATATTCACGACTTCTCCGAAAGGTGGTGCCGCCACGAAGAATCGAACTCCGGACCTACTGATTACAAGTCAGTTGCTCTACCAGCTGAGCTATAGCGGCATATTGTCAATGTATTCTCTCTTCTTGGCTTTGCGCCTTTCTGTGAGACTACGTACTATATATATTCTCGTGAATGCTACGAAAGAAATTCCTACTGTTAAAATAGTAGACAATACTAATGGATCTGTAACTCCCCACTTAACAACCGCTAGCCACGTGTAGAAGATGTTAAGAGGGTAGTTAATCACGGTCCCCAATGCGACGTGTATGGACGTTTCTTTAGCAATGAGGGGATCGTACAGTTTCATTAAAATTGACTCCTTGAATGTAAAATAATAATATAGATCAATGTTACCGTATTTTTGAGTGCATTCACTCAAGGAGTCAAAAGCAGTTACTCAGAATCTTCGGATGCTTCTGCGTGTGCCTTAGCGACAGCTTCATAAAGAGCAACTACTTGAATTGCTTGATCACGAAGCTGACCGATAGTAGTAAGTTCTTCTCCCTTAAAACCACCGCGTGTTACAACTGTATCAACGACTGCGACACATGATCGCGCAACACGATTTGCAAGATCATTTAAACTTGCTTGTTCTTGAGACATAGGTTCAGGCATCTTATCCTCCGTAAATTGATGACTTTTCAAGTGCGATAAAGTATTGTGTGTCCGATGTTAACGATCGGAAATGAGAAATGAGTTTTGTTGAAATAGAAACATCATAGTCTTCACCAAGCAGTTTCATATTACCAACGCCCATAATGAAATTGAAATCAGTGTCTTCTGGGAAAGAACCCTCAACCAACACTGAGAAAGAGTTTGATGTAGAGTCTTCAACATCAACAACTCGGATTTCTACACTGCCCGCACCTGAAGGACGAATAGAAATTGTGTCGTAACCAAGAGCAGCAGATGCTTTCTTGATCTTAGCAAGTGTTTCATTAGTCAACACAAACTTGACTTCGCACTCAGGCATGATGATGTCTTTCTTAGGCGCAGAAAGCATCTCTGGGTCAGAGTAGAAGTACTTGACAGAAGATAGTCCACTGCCGTCAGAAACAGTGCAGTAACTTTTGTCAAAAGTGATAGATGGATTATCAACCAAAGAAAGAACGGACAAGAACTCAGAGAGATCATAGATGCCAAACGTACTAGGGAAGTTTTCTTCAACTTCTGCACGAGAGACGATGTTCTTAGCGATGGACATAGTCTTAAGGACATTACCTCCGTTGACTACGATGTTTGGATTAATAGTTGAGAAGTTTCGCAAGATCTCAACCGTACGACTAGATAGTTCCATGTAAAGATTCCTCAGTTAGTATGTTGCACATTATATAATATTTCAGAACTTCTGTCAAGTGATTTCTCTCATACGACTGAAGTTTTTGTCTTTTACAAACGACAGTTTTCGCTCAAAGTGAGCATCTTCTAGCTCAGTCTTATGAGAGATCACAAAGACATTAGTGTCTTCTTTCAATGTGTCAATAATCTTCATGAGATTGTCAACACCCTCACCGTCCAACGAAGAGTCAAACGTTTCATCTAGTATCAACAGATTGGTCGATACAGAATTCTTCATCTTGGCAATATGACGCCAAGTAAACAGCAGAGATAAGTCAATACGCTGTTTCTCACCCTCTGAGAAAGAATCATAAGAAAACGTGTCGCGATAACGAGATCGGATAGTCTCTTTGAAATTTTCATCTAACTCAAAGTGTACAAAAAAGTCTAGAGTCTGCAAGTACTGATTTGTCAATTCATTAATGACAGGTATATATTGTTTTATTATCTTCGTCTTAATACCAGAGTCTTTCAGTAACTCAGATGCGACTCGGTTGTAAGAAGACATCTCGTTGAGCGAATATTTCTTATCTACCAAGGAATGCATTTCTTCGTCAAGCGCATTTAGTTCTTCGTTCGCTTGTGCCATGTCACCGGTGTTTTCAGACATCTCAGCAAGATCGGACTGAATCTTTTGAATGTTCTGAGTCAGTCTGGAGATCATCTGCATATTGTTATTCATTACGTTCTGCTTGTGCAACAAGTCAGACATCTCAGACTCAAGACTGGACAACATGTTATTGTAATCTTCTAGTTGTGTATCTGCTTCTTGCATCAACTTTTGCAACTCTCGTGCACGTTCATTCGCAGAAGATTTCTTAGTTGATCTTAACTCATCACCAATCTCTTGTTCGCACGTAGGACAGTTGTCATGTTGATCAAAGAACTTCGCTTCTTTTACAACAGACTTAACTTGTGTATCAAACTGTGTACGATACTTTTCTAGTTTCTGTTTGTTGCCACGAATCTTGTCTAGTTCTTTCTGGACAGATGGCAGAGAGTTGTTGACAACTTCTGATAACTCAGCGTTTGCTTCATTAAAGGTAGTGATGTCGTCATTGAGACTTTTTATCTCTGCCTCTTTCTCTTTTCGGTGTGCAGTATTGATTGCACTGAGGTCTCGGATGTACTTCTTCTGAGAGGAAATACGAGTCTTGACCATCTCAATAGAATGGTTGTTGTTCTCTAGCTCGCCTTTGAGGAGAGAGACTTTCTCCTTGAGAATCACATTCATCTTTGAAAAGATGTTGATGTCAAGAAGATCTTCTATCACGTCACGCCGAGAGGTTGAGTTGAGTTGCATGAACGGGATAAAAGAGGACGAACCGAGAACAACAATTTGGTGGAAACTCTTGTGAGACATCTGTAAGACGTTCTTTTCAAGAATCTCTTGATACTCACGTGCGTGGGAGCTCTGGTTGATCATAGTGCCGTCTTTCCAGATCTCGAACTTTGCGGGTTTCAAACCACGCACGATTTTATAATTTACACTATTAACAGTGAACTCCACTTCACACAAACAGTCTTTGTTATTAATAGTGTTAACTAGTTGAGGTTTGTTAATGTTACGATGTGCTTTACCAAAGAGAGAAAACGATAGTGCATCAAGCATTGTAGACTTACCTGCACCGTTCTCGCCCACAACAAGGTTTGTGGGAGTCTCTAGAAAGTTAATTTCGTTGAAGTAGTTACCAGTTGAAAGAAAATTCTTCCAACGGAGTTTCTCAAATCTTATCATGCAATCTCTACGCTTTGCGCTTCAATCATCAACTCAGAAACTAGACCCTTGATTCGGTCTTTGTCTAAGTCAGTCTCTACGTCTTGTATGTAATTGTAAATCAAAGTCTCTGTGTCGTCAATACTTATTTCACCATCACTGACATTCTCACCGCGAAACTCTTTGAAGTCTTCTGCGATCTTCAGTTCATAGATCTTTTGGCGTTGGATACGCTCAACATATCTTTCAAACTTCTTAATGTCAGAACGATTCACAACGATCAATTTCACAAATTTCTCATCAAGATATGAGAGATCCTCAAACTGATTTGTCTGAGTTTCATCGTAGTAAATCTTGTGGAATATAGTAACAGGATTTTGTACGGATGTCAACTCACGCGTCTCAGTATCGTACACATGAAAGTACTTGGGGTCATGTGCGTCGTTCCAGAAGAATTCCATCTGAGCGCCAAGATAGTGAATGTTACCTTGAGTAGACTTAGTATGGAAGTGTCCAGACAAGACCGTCTCAAATCTCTGCAGAGGTCTTGCGTCCATGCCGTCTTTACAGACGATGCCTTTGTCCATCTCAAACCCAGCGAGTTCAAAGTGACCAGCGACAACATCTGATCCGCAGTTTTGCAGAAAGTCTAAACACTCTTTCTCGTTTTCTGGGCAGATCCAAGGAACAAGACCGAACTTGACACCGTCGTATTCACGAACGATGGGTTCCATAAGAATATCAACTTCATTGATATAGTGACCCATCAACTCTTTAAGAGAGTTCAGTTCAATGGTGTTTTTAAAATAAACGTCGTGATTACCAGGGACAATGTCCATGTGTATATTATACTCACGAAGTTTGTCTAAGAATATTTGACGATTATGATTCAGTGCCTTGAGATTGATGGTCTTACGATTGTCATAGTAGTCGCCCAGATGTAAAATCTGAGTGATACCATTCTCTCTCAAGTAAGGGAAGAACACCTCGCCATAGAAGCGTTCTTGATACCTCATAAAAATGTCAGAAGAATTACGACACCCACAATGAGTGTCATTTAAGATTGCTATTTTCATAGAGTTCAACTCGACCTATACGTTGACAATTATACTACTATTTGAGTGATTTGTCAAGCTAGTCAAGATAATCTGATAGGTCTGAGTCTACGAATACTGCCCTGCGTTTTCGTTTCTTTTCTTCCTTTGCATACTCTTTGAATTCATCGTCTGCAGATTTTACTGCATCAATACGCATACGGAGATTGTCCACGAAAGGAGATGTTTGGTTTAGATGTGATACTGTGTCGTCGTCCAAGAACTCACTGATATCTGCTTCTGAAATAAACTTCATCTTGATATCTTGCTGTTTCTTTTCTTTCTGGATACGTCGCAGGAACGCGTACCAAGAAATCTGTGTGAAGTACGCAAATGCGTTAGGTTTACCCGATCGGGTTGCCGCTTCAATATTGTAGTTCTCAATCGCTTTGAGGCAGTTCTCCACTGCGTCCATAACCATCTCTTCACGATACGTGTAACGAACAAAGTTCGCCTTGTGAGATAGACCTTCTGCAATCTTTAGAAAACAACTTGCGATGTAGTCTGGAACAATTGGTAAAGGATCGCCAGCACTCTTAGCTTCTTGTACATTAGTACAGTGCTCCAGTACAGCTTGAGAGAAATCTTTATTGCTAACGTAGTGAGGTTTTTCTTTAGGTTTCATAATCAGTACCACTCAAAATTTTTCAAATTATATCAAATTTTATACTAGTTTGTCAATGGGGTTGACAGGTGACATTTTTTCGTGTATAATCTCTTTTACTAAAGAGGGGAGCATAGTATACCTAGTTTATGGTCATACCTGATGTGTCAGAATCAATGTCTAGACTGTCTTGTTCCATATCGTTCAAAAACTCTTCTAGAGAAAGATCTTCTTGGAAGTCATCCTCTAGTTCGGATTTGTTTGCAAACAACTCCATTTCTTTAATTGCATTACCGTACTGCCTAATCATTTCTTGAGTTGGCAAAGCGAGTGAAAGAATTTTGTCAGAGAAAATCATAATGACATCTCTAGGAGAATCTTGGTAGACCATGTAAGTTTTAAATGCATAGTACTTGTCACCGTTACTCAAATTCTTTTCTATAAGACTCAGTGCATTATTTACAACTATGTTATCTGGAGATTCCTCTAAAAGATTACAGACTAGTTCTTCGCCTGTTATTAGTTTTAAGTGTTTAATCGAAGAGACTGGCTTCATCATCTACCCTTACTGGTTTTAAGTCAATAGGGTAAATCTTGTATTTAAACCCTTCTTTAGTATATATCTTGATCCTTTCTGCGCTGTGTCTCAGAGTAAAGTTCTTGTGAGACTTAATATGAAGATCATCAGCAATATCAAAGAGTCGAGTAGTCCGACCAT